ATCTCGTTTACCGTACGGTTCTGGTTCAGGAGCCGGTTTTGCCGTTCAGTATAGTGCTTTATTATACCCTGCTGCCTCCAGCACAACCGGCTTTTCAATCGGTCAACCTACACATATAACTCTTGATGAAACTAGTTATAACAATATTATTCAAAATAATATAACCTGGGCACCACTTTCATCTACTACCGGCACTGGCGCCTATAGTACAACTAATAATATCTTAACTGCAGGTATAGTTGTACTAAATAACTCTCAAGTAGCCCAAAATGAATTTTTTGAAGGTTACTATGTTGCTTTAACAGATAATAAAGATATTGCAGCAAATACAGATTTTACTTCTGTAAATTATGTTTACACTCTTTCAGGACAAGATAGTTTTTTTAGTGTTCCAAGTACCCGTCTTGGTTTTGCCCTGTCAGGCACTTTTGCATCTCAAGGCTCTGATTCAGTTTCTGAAGTTATTGAAGGTACCCCTACTTGGGATTTTAGTTTAAGTGCTTTTATGGACTCGTTAATACTTTCAGTATTTAAAATTCGTAATTCGACCTACGAGCCCAATACACTCGTTTACTCTCTTGTAGAAAATCATATCGGTTCATTAAATAGCAATCGTAAAGACGAAAATAATAAAACAAACTATTTACAAGAGATAGTAAACAGAAATTCTAAAAATATTAACATATTTGTAAATCCTGCTATTTCCAAAAATACCGATTGGTCCGGCATGAACGCCCCGTCTACCCCAAATAAATCAGTTCGTATCGATGATTCTGCAAAAGCTGTTTATTCTTACGGTGTATTCGGACCAACATATTCTTACGCTGCTAACAAGCAAATGGGTAATATTGTAACTAAAGTTGAAAGAGCATTAACACTTGTATCATCCCCAGAAACAATTCTTATCGACGTAGTAGTTGATGGTGGGTTAACTACAATTGCAGCTAATCTTTCAGGTACTTCAGGAGCTGGCGGATCATACTATGACGACACTACATACACCCTTACTACTGATTTAAGTACTGAAAATTCTCCAACATTTTCGCGCTGGAGAACAATGTTTAATGTTTTTGATAACTACGTACAAAACACTCGTAGAGATTGTATGTTTATAGCTGACCCGTTACGTCAAATATTTTTAAACGGTAATGTTAAAAATCTTGATATTAGATCTAATAACTTTACTCAATCAATTTACACACCACTTAAAAATCTTTTAAACACTGTAAATACAAACTACTCAGCAATTTATGGCAACTGGGTTAAAACTTACGATGAGTATACAGATACCTTTGTATGGACACCAGCATCTGGTTATGTTGCATCTATATATGCAAAAACCGACTCAACAACCCAGCCATGGTTTGCCCCTGCAGGTTTAACAAGAGGTATTGTTAATAATATTACCGATCTTGCATTTAATCCAAATCAAAAACAAAGAGATTACCTATACACAATTGGAGTTAACCCTATTGTATCTTTCCCTGGAGATGGTTTTGTAGTATTTGGACAAAAAACATTACAAAATAAACCATCTGCATTTGATCGTGTAAATGTTCGTAGATTATTCTTAACACTTGAAAGATCAACACAACAGGCTTTAAAATACTTTGTATTCGAACCTAATACCGAGTTTACACGAACAAGACTTAAAAATACAATTCAACCTATTTTTGAATTAGCTAAAAATACACAAGGTCTATATGACTATCTAATAGTATGTGATGAAAGAAATAATATACCTGATGTTATTGATCGTAATGAACTAGCGGTTGATATTTACCTTAAACCGGTTAAAGCAGCAGAATTTATTTTGGTAAACTTTATCGCAACACGAACAGGACAAGACTTTCAAGAATTGATCTAATAAATATTTTATATGTCACAAAACATTTCAGACTTCTACAGGGCAGTACAAAAGAATGACTTTGCACGTCAATTTCAATTCCGTGTACTACAAATGGCTAATACTAACTTCGGAGAAGAGCAGTTTGTATATTTAGAAACAGCCTCTCTCCCAGCTAGAGCGGTAAATAACGTTCAGGTACCATTTATGGGACTTAACTTTAACGTTCCAGGGACAGCCAATTACCCAGGCTCAGAAAGCTACGCCGTGACATTTCGCTGTGATCAAAGTTATAATATTAGAGCTACCCTAGAGAACGCCACATTCAATACTTTTGATGACGGTACTTCTACCGGTGATTATAATATTGCACGTAATTCTTCTGTTATTACATTAAACCTACTTGAAAAAGACGGTTCAACTACCCGTCAATACACACTATACGGTGCTTATGTTGTTTCAGTAGGTGATATAGCATATAATTTAGGAGATGCAGGTGCCATTGTAAATGTACCTGCAGTACTAGCCTATCAATACTGGAGAGTAACTTCACTCGGTAGTTAAGAAAAAAATAGCAATAAGTAATATTGCTATATGATATCAACTGAATTTAGTCATCAAATACCTTTCTTTTTTGAGTCTTTTTTAAGTAAGCCTGCAAGTGCTTTACCAAAAGGAGCTCAATGGATATTAGTTTTTGAAGGCTCATTTAACAGTAGTACAGGTAAAAGAGATTACAAAGAAGTATTGCCTGTGCCCGCTATTAAAACAGGGGTAAGTTTCGAACCAAAAGCCTGGAACATAGAAGAAGCTATAAACACCACTCTTATAAAAGATTATCAAGAAACTAAAGGGTGTATGTTTGCACAAGCTGTTAGTATGCCCGGAGAAAGCAATACAGTTAACCCTGAGGGTTTACAACAAAGTGGTTTTATTCGTACCTTTTCTGGTGGTGGTAGAGATGTATTTGCCAACCTTCAAATCTCTTTTTTAGATACTAATGTCAGTTTTGTTGAAAATGTAATACGTCCCTGGGTTATAGCTACTGCACATCTCGGTATGATAGCACGAGCTGGTAAAGACAATTATCGTTGTAACGTATCGGTATACAAGCTAGGTATATCCGCTCCTGATACCCCACCTCATGTTTTACAAAAATATACTTTCTTTGGTGTATGCCCTATTAGTGTTACAGGGGAAGAGTATAATTACACTCAAACAAACTCTCATGTAAACCGGGAGGCTACATTCATATATCATTACTATGCTATAGATTCAGCCATCAAAAATAAATCTATAACAGACAACAACGATTTAATACCTATTCCTTTAAGCACAAAAGTAAGAGGGGTAAATACTACTTCTACATCTCGCTAAGCCTAGTACTTATTTTTATACTGCATAAATTATAAAGATGGATGTTTGCTTCGTAAATAAAGTCATTTTATCTAATAAAACTTTAAGCTTTAAAGAGCTTAAAGTGAAGCATCTTAAAGTTATATACAAATCTGTTATTGGAGAAAATATTGATCCAGAAAATATTTTTAACAATTTAAGTATTATTCTTTCACATATTACAGATTTATCTATAGATGAAATAAACGATCTTAATTTTTTAGATTACTTTATACTCTTATTTGAAATTCGCTGTAATAGTATAGGTAGTATTATTTTTACTGAAACGCCCGAAAAAGCTAATACAAAAATTGAAATCAATATTTACAAATTTATTGAGATATTAAAAAATTTTAATTTAAAAAATTTACTTATTTCAGAAGCTCAAAATAAAATAGAAGTATTTTACAAATTACCTAAAATATCTGATTTATTGACAGTTAACAAAAACTCTACATTTGATAGTATCTATAACTTTTTTATAGAAGGATTTAAAATAAACAATAACTATTTTTCTTTAAAAGAGCTATCTTTAACTGAACAAAATGCTTTTTTAGAGAAACTACCCGCTAAAAACACATCAAATATTATTAAAAAGGTACAACACATCCTTAAAGAGCTTAACAAAATTAATTTGCTTTCTACTACTTTTGGTTTAGATGGTAAAATACTACCGTTTAATATAGGTATCCAAAATTTATCTTTTCTTGTTAAATTGTTATTTGGAGACCAGTTACTTTCATTATATGAAAATATTTTTGCTTTATGTAAATTAGGAAATTTTACTCCTGAATATATAGAAAATTGTACTCCCGGGGAATATCTCCTATTTGTTAAAAAACTTGAAACACTCAATAAACAACAAAGTAGCAATGATAGTTTGCCTGATTACGATCCAGTAAACGAATAACGTTGATAATTATTTTTAATAACATTAAATACCCCTATGAACACAGTTACAGAAGTTAAAGATATTATTTCTCTTATTAAGGATTTAGATATTAATACCGGGTTCGATGTATTTTTACCATCTCTTCAAAAAAACGTTAAGTTTAAACAGCTTACTACCGATCAATTAAAACGCCTACTTAAAACCATAATTGACTCCCCAGTTTACAGCACCGAATTTATTTTAACATTTAATTCTATTATTAATGAAAATTGTCTCGATAAAGAAGTTGACACTGATAGTTTAAATATTTTTGATAAATTAATAATAATTTTTAAGTTACGTATAGAAAGTATATCACAAGAATATACATTAAATTTTACCGACGAAGAAATTAAAGATAATAAGTTATCTGAAAAGACAAAAACAATATCTTTAAAAGAGCATTTGGAAAAATTTTTAGAAACAAATGTTAATTTTGAATCACAAACTATCACAAATAACGATTGTACAATTATTTGTAATTTACCTACATTAGGAGCTGAAAACAAACTCGAAAAAGAACTTCATAAAAATATTAAAATAGACATTAATACTCCAGAAGAACTTCGTAACATAGTTGGAGAAACGTTTATTAACGAGATAGCTAAATTTATTTCTAACATAACAATTAAAGATAGTACTATCGATCTTTTAACGCTCGACTTTAAAAACAGAATTAAAATTATTGAAAATCTACCAACATCTATTATTAATGATGTTATCAAATATATTGAACAGTATCGTAAAATAGCTAAATCTCTTACTACCTATAATGTAACCTGGGAGACAACACTATCTACACAGGTTTCTTTAGATAAAGAAATACCTACAGACGCCACATTTTTTAATATGTAGTAAGAAACATCTTCTTAAATAATATAGAAGATGGCCACTGCTACTTTTGCACAAAATCCAGATATACAAGAACAAGTAACAAACGACATTGTTTCTAAGTTTGTTGTACCTAAAGACTTTTTAAATATGGTCTTTAAAAAGGCAGTTAGTTTAGCTAAAACTACTGTTGATTACACTTTTAAAAAGAGTAATATACCTGGCTTAACTGGCAATGTTTTAAAAACATCTTTAACCCCTGAAGTTAAAGATAAAAAACAAACTTCAAAGGAGCCTGGATTTTTAAAAAACCTTTTAAATCGGGATGAAAAACAAACTTCAAAAGAGCCTGGATTTTTAAAAAGCTTTTTAAACCGTTTTACCGGTTTAGATATTTTTCAAAAAAAACCAGCCGAGCAAGACTTATTAACTGAAGAAGAAACCCCTAAAACTATTTTAATAGGTGGATTTACTGCCGCAGGGTATAAAGATTTTGCAGATAAAATGCCTGATATATTAAAAGGTGTTTTTGACTCTAAAAAAGTTGAAGAAGAAACAAGTAAAAAAAGCGGAGAGGGTGATAGTGAGGGAGGTAAAGGTCTTTTAGGTTTATTACCAAGCGGTTTACTTAAAGCTCTACTTCCCATATTAGGCGGTGCTACTCTTATATTAGGTGGTCTAGCTGCACTTGTAGGTGCATTTATGACACAAGGACCTGCAAAGGGCACACTCGAAATGATAGGTAAAGTAGGGTTAAAAGGTGGCTTGGTTGTATTAGCTAAAAAACTTTTTGGAGCAACTCTTAAAACTGTTCTCAAAAAGATACCTATTATCGGTACTCTTATAAGTTACGGTTTTGCTATACAACGCTTCTATAATGGCGACACTGTTGGCGGTATTCTAGATTTAGTATCTGGTACAGTACAGCTCTTAGATCTTGTTGCACCAGGTCTTGGTACAGTTTTAAGTCTTGGTGTTGATATTTTACAAGCAGTATTAGATGCTAAAGCGGGTGGGTCATCAGCAGAAGCTTCAGCCAAAAAAACAGGCATATTATTGGATTGGGCAAAAGGTTTAGGTAGTTTACTTTATAAAGCTATTAAATGGGTACCAGTAATTGGACCCTTAATACAAGCTACAGAGGATATGATTAACGGCAAATGGCTTGATGCAACTTACAATTTAGTTCGCGCTATACCCGGTGTCGGTATTGTTATTGATGTATTAGACTGGTTTACAGGTGGTAAGACACAAGAAACAATTAAAAAGGGTATAGTTGATGTAGGTAAATGGGCTGTTGGTATGAGTAAATGGTTTGTTGATAAAGTAAAAGATCTACCGTTTATAAACTCTCTTCTTAGATTTGGTGAACATCTTGGTAAAGGAGAATTTTCTGAAGCACTTAAAAGTCTTGGTCACTCTATACCATTTTTAGGTGCAATACTAGATTGGTTTGGTATGAAAGAAACTAATGCCGCTGGGGAAACGATTGATGATACAAATTTAAAAGACGCGTTTAACCTTATCGTTAAATTAAAAGATTGGGTAGTAGAAAATATTGTAAATAAAATAACTGGTTGGATTACCGGTATATACGATTGGGGTAAAGAAAAGTTAACGAGTATGGGTGATACAGTGGCTAACTTATTTACTGGAGGTAGTAAAGAAGAAGCAAAAGGAACGGTAACTGTAAACGGCAAAGAAATTTCTTTAGATGAATATGAAAAATCAGTAAAATCATCAAAAGAAATTTCTGAACCAACAACCCCACAGCCCAGTCAACCCGATGTTGCAATGGCTGATGGAGGTATTGTCACTCAGTCTACAAATGCGATAATAGGTGAAGCCGGGCCAGAAGCGGTTATACCTCTTGAAAAATATTTTGATCCTAAAACAACCACTTTAAACAATTCAGCTCTAGAACAAATAGCGTCTAATACCAATACGACTAATGAATCTTTAAAAAGTTTAAGTAATGCAATATTTAAATTAGCTCAAACATTTGTAGGTAACTCTAAAGCTGGTAATAATATTATAGTTAATAATCAAAATCAGCAAGAAAAATACCCATCAGCATCAGAAGTAGCTGCTAATAACATCGACCCTATACGTCAAGTAAGGGCTCAATTTGCAATTTAAATTATAAGTAATTAATATGCCAGCTCTCTTTGACGATACAATTAAACAAGAAACCATTTTTGGTAGTGGGGGCCTCGCAAAAATATACACTCCTCCCGGAGGGGTCGGTAAATCGAGTTATATAAATGTAACTAATGACTATCCGTGGACTCTTAGTGAAAGCATTAGAGGAAATGCACCTCGAGTAATATTAAGAGAGTATCAAGTAAACGAAACTACTATGCGTAGATCAGCTCAGTTTTATTCAACAGCTGTCTCAAATTTTTTTGGAACAAATAATATACTAAGCCCTTATGAAAATTTATATCAAAAAGATAGACCAACAGGTTTTGTTTACGACATGCCTTATTTTTCTGATATTAACTTTGAAGTTAGTACCCCTAGATGGGTATCTTTAGATAACGTAGAGCAAATATCTAAAACAGCTTCTAGTGCAGTTGGAGCCGTCGCCGGAAAAGGGGCTGCTGAGGTGGCGGATGCAGTTCTTACGGGAGCAGCTCAAGCGGTTACCGTCGGTTTAGTATTAGGTTATCCCAAGGTCGGTATAACCGATCGTCCACGACTTTGGGATAGCCATGAACCACGTTCAATTGTTATTAAATTCCCTCTATTTAATACTCTTGGTCCTGATGATTGGAAAAAAAATCGAGAACTTTGCGAACTACTAGTTAATCAAAATCTTTACAATAAAAGAGACTTTATAACAAGTATACCTCCGGTATTCTATGAATTGTTAATACTCGGACAGCATTATAGTTATGCTTCTTGCGTTACTCAGTTGACAATACACAATAAAGGTAATATGAGAATTTTAATTGATGATTCAAAACTACCTGTTAATGTACCGGACGTTTACGAGATAGACATAACACTATCCGATATGGTTATGCCGAGTAAAAATTTATTTCAATCGATTAAAAATCGGGACGTTGTTAGTACTCTTGTTAATCAAAGTAGAGGATTTGCTAATGGTGTAACTGAAACCGGAGCACAAGATTTAGGACAACCTTTTAACGCAGGTGTACAAGGTTTAAAAAGTGCTTTTAACTTATCCCCACCAACCCCATAATATATGTATCAGAACAATATTAAATCTTTACCAAATTTAGGAAATGAAAATTATGAAAATATTTTTAATATCTACACTGATGAAGAAGAGAGATATTATTATAATATCTTACAAACAATTTCTTTACCGGGAGATTTACCCAAAGGATATTTTTTTAATTACGGTATAAAATACGGTGACACTTGGCCGCTTATTTCGTATAAAGCTTATAAGACGCCAAATTTATGGTGGGTTATTTTACCCTTTAATAATATTCTTGATCCTACTCAAATGCCTGCAAATAGTACAATTATCAAAATATTAAAAGGGCAGTTTGTTAAAACTGTATTAAATCAAATATCTGTACAGCGGGTAATGTAATATGGAAATTTTAAACGAGTATACTTTTGATACTAAATTTAATCAAACTCGTCATGAGTTTGAAATATATTTTGATAACAGTGCAGGAGAATCTGACGAAAGACGTTACGGTGTAAACCCAAACTCAATAGTAAATTTAACAATTGAAGATACTTTAGCTGACTGGGTGCTACAGGGACATATGACATTTTATTATAACCCAGAAGCAAGTGTTGGAACTTATGATGATAGAACTGGTAATAAAGCAGATGCAAAGACAAGTTTATTAACCCCACAACAAAAAGGTTTTTATGTTTTTCGAAATGACGGTAATGATCTATTACGCATTCGCATAAAACCTAATTTACAGGATAGCTCTAATTTAGCAAAAGTAAACGCTACTAAAGATTTAAACATTACAGATGAAAAACATTGGACTCTTTCATATCTTTTTTCTATTTACGATGTTGAAGATATAGATCTTCCACCCGGTGCACGCAATCAAGCATCTAGCACAGTAAAATGTTTAAAAGTTTATTTTTGGGATGCTTGGTACCAAAAAATGATAACAAACTATCTATCGTACTCTACAGCTTTGTCTTATACGGCAAATATAGAAAGAGATAGACAAGAAAGAAAATACGCTAATCCTGGTGTTATTCCAACAGGTCAAGCCATGAAAGAAATTATAGACCTGAGTTTATGTCAAAAGCCGTCTCAAGATAACTACAAAGGAAATGTTTCTGGTCTTACTGATACTTCTATACGTTTAACTTATAACCCGACTCCTGATATAGGAGAAGAATGGGATGAAGGGGCAGCTAAAGTATTTTTTACTGCTCCAACACAATATAATGCATATGAAAGTTTAATGCATGTTTACGATAAACATATAAGTACAGAAAGTTATTCTACTCAGAATGGCACCCCTACTGAAACCGGTTTACACGATTTTAGTATATTAGTTAAAGAGCGTGGACCAGAACCAACAGACGTGGGACAGATATGCCTAAAGTCTATGTCTTCTTTTTTTAATAAAGCAGGCAATGCTGTAGATACACCTGGACCGTATCAAGTTGAGCATTACTTTTTACAAAGCTACGGAGCAGGAGACAGTTCAAAGATAAGCGATAAGGACGTAGCGGGGTACACCACCCAGGCAACCAGATCCTACAGAGCACCAATTAGTGATACTGATAGTGATACAGTAGATCTTAAACTATTAAAATATAACCAAATAACAAACTACCGATTTGTTGATATAGCTGCTCTTACCAATACAAAAAAGTTTTGCACAACACCTGTTCATTCTTTTGATTTTAAAAATAGAACATTTAATATTGAGTATCAAAATAATAAAATATTAACAGCACGAGAGTTTATGTCTCAAAAGTATATCAGTCAAGTATACAAAACAAATACAGACGATAATGAAAAATTATTTTTAATTACTCTCGATAAAGATAAACTAAACAAAAATATTACCCCTACATTTTCTTGTAACGGAGACGACCCTCTAATCCGGCAAAGCGATGGGTTAAAGAAATTGTTATATGTCGG